GTGATGGATGACGAGTTTGCCGAACGCCGCAACGTGCGCCTAGAGGGCACCGGCGAGGGCGGGGCGCTCCTCATTCGCTACGTCAACGATTGGCGCTCACCGTCTGTGGACCTGGATGAGTGACCGAGATTCTCCTGCCCTACCCGCACACCGGGCAAATCGCCGTCCGGCAACAGGCGCAGCGGTTCAACTGGTTGGCAGCCGGTCGGCGCTGGCGCAAGACGACGCTCGGTATGCCGATGGCGGTCGAGGCCGCGATTCGAGGCCAGCACGTGATCTGGGGCGCGCCGACGTTCGACCAAGTGCGGATCTGCTGGAACGAGATGAAGCACGGCGTGGGCACGAGCGCGCATTTTACGCAGCAGCGAATGACGGCAGAGTTCCCCACCGGCGGGGTCGTGATCTTTCGCAGCCTGGACGATCCCGACAACGCGCGCGGGCATACCGCCGACGGCGTGATTATGGACGAGGTACAGAAATGCAAGCCGGCGGCGTGGTACGAGGTACTGCGCCCGGTGCTGATCGACACTGGCGGCTGGGCGTGGGGGATGGGCACGCCGAGCGGGCGGAACTGGTTCTGGAAAGAGCACAATCTCGCAGCCGACCGCGCCGATTCGATGGCGTGGCAGATACCGACGCTGGGCGTCGAGATCGTAGACAACCAACTGGTACGCAAGCCGCACCCGCTGGAGAACCCAGAGATACCGTTCGCCGAGATCGAGCACCTATTCCTGACACTGCCCCGGCGGGTGTTCCGGCAGGAAGTGCTCGCCGAGTTCCTGGAGGGCGAAGGCGCGGTGTTTCGCAATATCACTGCCTGCTGTACGCTCGAACCGTCTACGCCAGCCGAGCACGAGGGCCACGAGATCGTAATGGGCGTGGACTGGGGCAAAACGTCCGACTATACCGTGCTCAGCCTGGGGTGCAGGAACTGCAAGCAAGAAGTGATGCTCGATCGCTTCCAAGGTGTGAGTTACCGACTGGCCCGGCAGCGGTTGGGGGTGCTGGCGGAGCAGTGGCACGTATACGACATTCTGGCCGAGAGCAACGCGATGGGCGAGCCGGTCATTGACGAGATGCAATACGACGGTCTCCCGGTGCGCGGGTTTCAGACGACGGCAGGCAGCAAGCCGCCGCTGATCGAGAATCTGGCCTTGACGTTGGAGCGGGAAGAGGTGCACTTTTTGACGGACCCTGTTGCGAAGGCCGAGCTTGAGGCATACGAGATGAAAACGAGCGCCACGACCGGCAGGCCGACGTACAGCGCGCCGGAAGGTGTACACGACGACACGGTGATCGCGCGGGCGCTGATGTGCCAGGCGCTACAGCTACGCGGGAACTGGATAACGCTACTATGACGCAACTGACCGATGCCGAGGTCGCCAAGCGGGCATTTCTAAGGGTGGTGTTAAGTGGGCGGCGTGACCATCCGTGGATAGGCTGTGCAGAACTCGGAAATGTGCTGTTGACGTTCATCTCGCCAAGCACTACACCTTATATGCGCGACTTTGGAGCGCGATTGCCACAGCTACTACGGGAACGTGAGACGAGCGAATGAGACGACCATATACCAGAGGCAAGGCGACACTCACCGGGGGCGTACTGGGCGCAAAAGCCGTGTCCTTACAGGACGTGGACAATTTCCTGGACTGGCTGGTAGACGAGGGCGACGGCGACAGCGCCAAAGACCTGTACAGCGCCGTGGCGTGGGTGTTCTGGTGCGTCAACCGTCGCGCAAATGCCGTCGCGGGAATGCCGTACTATGTGTTTCCGATGGAACTGGACGAGAACGAAGAAGACCAGGAGAAGGCGACCGAGTTTGGGATAGACCTGCGGACAACGCTCTGGCAGGTCGAGGCGTGGATCGCGCTCAAAGGCGCGGCGTATGTGCTCAAGCACTGGGAAAGCAAGCGCGGTCGCCGGCGCGATCTTGGCAACGGGTACGCAGAAGTGGAGGGCAGCAGCGTACTTGAGGACTTGCAAGTGCTCAACGCGTACACAATGAGCGTGAAAACCTGGGATGACCGGGGCAAGCCCTTAACATTTGAGCAGAAGGTCGGCAACCAGCGGCGCATATTCAGCGCCGACGAGATCGTGTACTTTCGCACGTTCGACCCGTCTGACGACGTGCGCGAGGGCGTGGCGGCTGCGGACGTGGGCAAGACGCCGAGCAAGCTCGTCAAGTCGGCCAATGCCTGGGCAACCGCCTTTTTCGAGAATGGCGCGATCCCGGCGGTGCTGCTCACGACAGACAGCGCCGTGCCGCCCGCCGAGAAGGAGCGCATCGAGGGCGTCTGGAACAAGATGCTGGCGGGCGCCCAGCGTGCGTGGAAAACGCTTGTCCTAGAGCGTGGCCTGACGCCGACCGTCATCCAGCCGCCGATTGGCGACCTGGCAATGCCGGACCTGGAGCGCACGAAGCGGGATCAAATTCTCGCCTCGTTCCTGCTGCCGCCCGGACTGGCCGAGGCGAAAACGAACCGCGCCGAACGGGACGCGCTCAAGGCTGAGGCATACGAAGAGTGCTACATCGGCCAGTGCGAAACGTGGATCGAACCGGCGCTGAACGAGCAGCTATTCAATGCGCTGGGCCTGCGCCTGTCGTTCCAGTACGGGCAGATCGAGGTGCTACAGGCGCGGGAGCTAGAAAAGGCTGAGGCGTCCGCGTTCACGGTCTCGATTATGAAGGCGGCTTACGAGTCGAACGTGGTGAGCGTGGACGAATACCGATCTTGGATTGACCAGATCGGTCAATGGTCGAATATGCCGCCGCTCGATGAGAATTTCGAGCCGGAGGAGCGCACGCCGCCACAGTTGGCAGCGTTCACAGGCGAGGGCGAAGAGCCGCCCGAACAGGGCGACGGGGGCGGGGATGGTGGGCCGGGTGAGCCAACGCCGCCGGACGAACGGATTGAGCAGCGAATGCCGAAGGCGCTGCTCGACGACCTGAGCAAGTGGGAGCGCAAGGCGATCTCGCGCATTAAAGAGGGCTACCCGCTCAAGGCGCTAGAGTTCAAGAGTGAGGCGATCCCGCCAGCAATGCACCGGATGATCGTGCACAGCTTGGAGCACGCCGTCACGCTGGGCGATGTGATTGAGGTGTTTAGGGCGGCGCGGGGAGAAGGAAAACAGATCCCGTTTATTCCAGAGGGGCACGGCGATCCATTGCCGCCCGTGCCTGATGCGGTAGAGATTAGCGAGGCCGACATTGATCGCGCCATTAAGGACTGGGACAAGCATATGCCCGATTTTGCTGGGCTGCTAGACGCCGATGTAATCCACAGGGAAAACTACGATGCCGAGTCCGTGGCAATGGGATGATCGGGCGAAGCGGTATCGTAATACCGAGTCGGGCCGATTCATCACCCAGCGCGCAGCGATCAAGCTTCGCGATGCATACACAGCAGGCAAGGTAGCCGATGCGGATCGTGTATCTCGGCAATTCCTCAATCGCAAGATCAATTTGCAAGAGTGGACACTGGAAATGAGGCGGCAGATCAAGGACGCCTATGTCAACCAGTATATGCTCGCCCGTGGCGGTCGGCACAATATGACACAAGCCGACTGGGGCCGCGTGGGCGGGATGATTCGCGGGCAGTACCGATACCTGAACGACTTTGCCCGAGACATTGACGCGCAGAAATTGAGCGAGGCGCAAGTGCGGGCGCGGGCGCGAATGTACATCAATGGATCGACGCGGGCATTTGAGCGCGCCAAGAGTGACAGCCTGGGCTTGCCACCGCTAACGCAATATCCCGGCGACGGGCGGACCATTTGCCGCACAAACTGCCAGTGCCACCTAGAGTACAAAGAGGAGCCGGATCATTGGGAGGTGACTTGGGTTCTGGGCGAGGCCGAACACTGCCCGGACTGCGTAACGCTTTCTGAGCAGTGGGCGCCGTTAGTGGTGCCGAAATGACAGAAGTATTCATTGACCATAACATAGAGAACTGGCAGCGCGCCCTTGAGCGATTGCCCGAGGATGTGCTGATGCGGGCAATGAAGCAAACCGCGCAGACGACCAAGCGCGAATTACTGCGACGATTTCGGCGCACGGTGGGCACCTGGCGACATAGGCCACGGTTCGAGGTGATCGAAGAGATCACGCCTACGGGTGTATCGGTATTGGCCGGAACAGATGACAAAGTATACCGCTATGTGGACCAGGGCACGCGCCCGCATATTATCGAGCCGCGAGGACCGGGGTATCCACTACGATTCAAAAGCGGATACGCTGCCAAGACCCAGCCGGGCGTACTGGGCAGCGGGCAAGGCGGGCCGAGTGGGCCATATGTGCACGCGTGGCGCGTACAGCATCCCGGCACACAAGCGCGCCGATTCACAGAGTTGATCCTAAAAGAGATGGTGCCGATTACAAAGGCACTGTTGGTCAAGCTGATTCACAAACAGCTTATCAAGCACGCACGATGGGCGGCGAGGCGATGACTGACCACGAACCCGACCGCGCCTTCTGGATCGCCGTGCGTCAGGCGTTGATCATCCTGCTCGGCGCAATCGAGGACCGGCTGCAAATGCCGCGCAGCATTACGCCGAAGCGGAAACGGACGGCGTGACGTTGCGCGGTCGGCAGAGAAGGGAATAGATGACAGGTCAATCTGTACACATACAGTTTACAGAATCCGAAACGGTCTGGAAGCGCGTCGTTGTGCCAACGCCCGAGGGTGCGTGGTTGCCGTTTCGCTTGCCCGAGACGTGGACACTTGACGCGTTCGGGGCAGTGCTAGATCAGGCAGAGCGTGAGGTGAGAACTGAGTATTA